TCAAGGAAATCTACCACTTCAACGAATGCTGTCAAGCAGCCAGCGGATAAACCGTTAGCCGCTACAACAGTCATGCGAATAGAACCGTTGTTGCCCAAGTAAGCACCGTTGCTTGTGATTGCCGTAGCTGGCGAATCGGCTTTGGTAATCTTACCATCGTCGTTGGTGTCTTTTTTGGTGGATTGTTTTGCTGATGCAGTCGCGCCAAATTCCAACACGGTACGGCCAATCACAGACAAATCAATCTCGTCTGTCTCGGCTACCAAATTTTCGCCGTCATACAAACCGAACTTAACTTTGGCAGGAGTAGTAACCTTGTGGGTTGTATCGTCTTTGTCGCCTGTGGCTTTCTTGTTGTGAATAACCAGCGCATCAACGCGGCTGTCCGCGCTCAGCAAATGGGTGTGTATCACGTCGCCATCAGCAAAGGGAGCTTCCATTTCACGGAAGCGAACCCACTCATCCAAGCCGCCATCGTATTCCCACGGCAACACGAAGTGTTTGTTGGGCAAGTGCCCAGCGTAGCGCACCTGTGCGCTTTGACTGTCGGCGATACGAGAATGGCGGTAGCCAACGTGGCGAGCATCGCCGCCGTAAAATAGTTTATATACTGTCATGATTCACGTCCTTACACAGAGAAGTCCAAAGTTGCATACAGGGTTGTAATCGCTTCGGGGTACAACACTTTGAAATCGTACACATTCAGAGTTTGCCAGTATTCGCCGAAGTGGTTGGCAACCTTATCAACGTGGCGGTTCTCTGTAATCTGCATTACGAAGCCTGTGGCATCTTTGCGCCCCGCGAAAATGGTGTAAGCAATGCGGCCATTTTCATTGCGCTGCGGCATATTGTTGGAGAACAGAATCTCGAAGCCCAACACATTAGGAATCTTAGTGCCCAAGATAATTGATTGGGTGCTGCCACTCGCGCAAGCGTTAGACAGGATAGGGTTCGCAAAGAACAAGTCCATTGCTTCAATCGGCAATACCACATACAAACCGTTGGTGTCCACGTTTTGTTCAGCCAACACGGTACGCATTTGCGACAGGTAGCGGATGATGTTATCTTTTGTCATGACAACAGGTGCACCTGCTGCACCAAAGTCAAAAGCGTGTGAACGTTTACCAGCTTTGCGACCACGGTTACAAGCAGCAGCCTGCAATGGCAATTCCAACAAAACTTCGCTGTCGATGTACTCAGCCAGCTTGCGAGTTACATCGTCTTGGTATTCTTTCAACAAAGCGGGTAGACCATCAATTTGTTTACGGTCAATCGCATCCAGCTTCAAGTTAGAATACTTGGCGCGATTCACATTCATTGTGATGGTAGAAGTATAAAGGTGGCTAACCTCTAACTCTTGGTTCTTTTGGTAATCAAAGATTTCAGCTTCGGGCGCACGACGGAATACCACTTCGTCGCCTTTCTGACGGATTTCTTTGGGGACAATATCTTGGCTCGTGATTGAGCCGCTGATTGTCATCATGTGGAAGCGTTTTAAGAACCCAGCAGCATACGCAGGTTGGGTCAAAGCCGACACTAACTGTGTATAACCACTTGCCGCAGGGAGTAAAGGTTTTCTTGCTGTTGGCATAATTTACCTCATAATCAAAAAGAAAGTTAATCCATTACGGCAGTTCCATTGATAAGCGCAGAACTCCACGCATCATCAATTTGTCGGAAACGCTCATAGGACATCTTACCATTGGAGTAGGCTTCAAGGGCGTTACTGTACGTTGAGAACTTAACGCCCTTTTTAACGCCAGGCTGGGCGGCGGTAGCCTGTTGCGTAGGTGTCATAGTATGCCCGCGACCTGGTGCGGCATACTGCTGAATCTGTTGTTGGTTCGTGGGTTTGAAACCTGAAAGCAAATCAACCAGCGCGTCAATGTTGCCAACGGCTTCGGCTTGCTGAATCAGCGTGCCACGAGTTAAACCGCCTGTGCCTGGTACAACTTCTTTGTAATACTTGGCGTAGGCTGGTGTTTGTACGGCGGCTGCCAACCACGGTAAACGCGCTGACAGGTTTTGCTGGAATGCTGACTGCTTCTGCGCTTCAAGGTTAGCCTGCTGTTGCTGCACCGTTTCTTGGAGCGGCTGCACCGTTTCTTGGAGGCGTTGCGCCATCGGGTCAAGGCGGGCGGTTTCCATCTTGCGGGCAATCTCAACCGCTTTACGGGCAGCGATAGCTTCGATGATGGGCAACGATTGCGCGTACTGTTTCTTTTGCTCGTCGGTTAGTTCGGGCATATCCAGCGTTTCATACCATGCTTTTTCTTGCTCGGTAGGTTTGGTGTTGCTGGCATCAGCCGCCGCTAGGCGAGCTTCCAATTCAGCGATACGGGCTGCGGTCTGTTTGCGCTCAGTATCAAATGCTTGCTGCAACAATGTTTGATTCTGCTGAATCAACCCTGCAATCTCGGGGGTCATCGCTGGCTGCGCGGGGGAAGCATCAGGTTCATCCGCAGCAATCTGCGTACCATCATCAGCAAAATATTGGCTTACGTCCTCGCCAGTAAACTCCTGCTCGTCCGCAGGTTGCGTGGCAGCTTGTTCGGTTTCGTCAGGTTCTACGGTTGGAATACCTGCGGCGGCAATCGCTTCGTCAATGCCGTAGTAAGTATCACTCATTTACTTCTCCCATCATCAAGGCTATTACTTTTTTCAACATAACAACCTGCCCTCGTTGGAATTCTGACGCAGTTTGTGCTTCATACAAATCACGTTCCTCAACAAGTTCTTGTTCAAGTACAGTAATCAAATCAGCAAAATCGCGGTCAGCACGCAAACGAGATAAACCCTCTTGGGCGGCACGGTTCTCGTCATTGGAAATCAGGGTTAATCGGGTACGATGGTTCATAGGTTACTCACAAGCTGAAACTTCGTCAAACCACAAATCAGCGGTATCGCTCACGATACCATCAGGATAGATGCGGTAACGCCCTGGCATATCAATCAGCACAGGGTTGTGTGTGTTGTCCAAGAACAACGTTTTGCCGCAGGGGGAGAATGGAATATCCCGCGCCTCGGTAATGTCGCACTCGCTGTCAATCACACGGTGGATAACAAATTTATCGCCCTCTTGCAAATCCACACCTGAGACAACGACGTGTTTGCATGGGCGTACCAATAGGGCTTCGGGCTTTTTCATTCTAACTCTACCTTACCAGCGAACAAAGTTTCTACCACTTCTTTAACCGCTTGCACGCGCAAACGGTTTTCCTCGGTGGCAGGATTGCTCTCGTTGTGAATTCGGCTGTCGTCCAACAACTTCAACAGGATTTCTTTCAGCGGCTTGGCATACGCCGAACGCTGAAAGCCTGACAAAGTACGAGCCTCAGTACGGGACAGTCTGACTGTCCGCCCCTCAGTCTCAGGAATCGCTAAATGGATAGCTGCCATATTATACCTTGCTCAAATAAATCATGGCGAAGCTGTCATTCACAGGCTCAACCATAAACGTAATTTCTAAAACGTCGCCCGCTTGCAAGGGGGCAACTTCCTGTTTGCAGACCGTTATATCATAAGTTCCCGCTGGCAACAAGTAGGATGAACCGCATTCGCAAGGAAACGCATAACGAAATTCGTCCATATCACAGCCGTTCGGGCACTCAACAATTCGCTCAATGAACAACAGCGGGCACTTAATATCCTCGCTATTTGTCGTAACATGGAGCATAAATGGCGTGGCTACTGGGCCTACCCGAACAGGCGCATCGCCCTCAACATGGGGGTAGGTACGATTACTTGTACCAACATTAAGCACGCTGTTAAAGACAGTTAATGCGATGGTATCGGTGTCGCATTTATTAAACAACTTCCCCATTACATGAACCCTCCATTCGCCTCATCTATGGCGGCCGCAGCATCAGGGCTACGACCATCTAAATTAGGTAATCCCCCCGTGGGGTCGTTCGGCATCCCTGCTGGCGCGGTTACGCCCTGAGCATTCAGCAATTCGCCAAAGGCTTCCTGCTTATCAAAATCAGGGAACACGCCCTCAGTCGGCAGCCCTTTATTCTTGAACAACTGATACAGGATGCGTTGGATAGCCGTAGGCGGGATAATCGGCTGCTGCGTGGTTGGGTCAATGACACCAGCCATACTAGACAGAGATTGCAGCGCCCATTCCAAATCGCTGTTCTTACTCTCCTGCTCCATCAAACCTGACACACCACGCGCATACACACGCACGTCGCCACGAATCTCAGGGTCATCGCTGGTACGCAATTCATAGTTAATGAAGTCTTGTACCACAGGCTCAATCACACCTTTCTCCAACATACGCAGCGCGTGCTTGATGGCTTTGGTAGACTGGTTCATAACGATGCTCATGCCGCCGCTGGTGCGACCAATCGTACCAAGTCCTTGCGTTCCGCCGAACGCCAAACGTGGAATACCAATCAACTCGTAGGCATAGCCGAGAAACTTCTCAAACAACGCTGTCAGTTCGGCGGACAGAGACGGTACGGTGTAGAACGAGTACGCAGGTCTGCCGCTGCCCAAGTTGTCGTCGGTTACCACGCGAATAGTATTGGGTAGGACCTGAGTAATGTCGTGCCCATCCTTGACGCGCCCTTTCTCTACCTCGCCAATCGGACCGCTGGAATACTGCATATTCCGCACAAGGGAGCGCACGGTGGCGGTACAAACTTTCTGCGCGTCGCGCAGTTTCATGGCAGGCGATGCCCCCCAAAACGCACCCGACACCCGTTCAAAACTGGCTTTGTAGAATGGGCGGCGGCCAGCGGGGTCAGGATTTAACAGGCATTTGATAACCCGTTTACCTACCACCCACACCTCGGCTTCGCTCGCGCCCACCAGCTCCTCATCAGCGAACTCAATACCATACTCGGCTAGGACGCTGTTGCGGATGCGCCCATAATAACCGAGCGCATCAAACACATCGCGGTCCTCTTTACTAGCATTGATGGTGTCCGTCGCGGGGTCGGTCTGGTCTGTGTCATAAGACAACGGTGCGCCGTCGGGGTTCTCCTCAAACACGGCATCAATCGCCTCAGGAGAATAGCCCGCAGCATCGCGCAGCGCCAACAGCTCATTACGGGTCAGGCGACGGCGCTCAATCACATAGTCGGCGGTCTGAATGTCATCCGCGTAGGGCGCGGGGTAAAAGTCAAACGGCGATATATTCTCAACCTGTCTTACCACCTCACGCACAGGCTCTATGGTGTCGCCTGTCCAGCGCATCGTTACCACTTCTTTGATAGAGGGCACTTTCATAATCGCCGCGGGATAGATGCAAAAGTGCTCAATGAACTCAATAAACTGGGTCTCCCAGTCTGCATCATGCAGTCGGTCGGCGATGACGGTCGTCATGCGCTCTGCGGCGATAGCCGCCTTGCGGTTCTCCTCCAACTTCAACACCGAGCGCATCTCATCTATCTGCCCGCGAACAGCCGAAGTGTCGCCGCCTGCGGCAGCCAACATATAGTTCAGGTCTTGGCTAACTTTCTCCAACATCTCCTGCTCTAAGGCTTCGGGCAAATCAACAATCGGCGTGGCATTGATGGTGTAAGGTGCAGCAGTAGTACCCATAAAAATATCACGGATAAGCCCTACAATACCTTTGACGATAGGGCTTGATATATCCATAGTTATATCAGGCCCGCGACCATCAGAGGGTGTTAGGGGCTGTCCGTGCATAAGTTTGAGGCAGTCCTGCATATCGGAGTAGTGCGGCTGCTTGGCAGTACGAGCCTTATCAAATCGCGCAGCGACAAATACCCCTAGCTCATCAATAAGGTTCTCGTCCATATATTAGCCTTTGCGTGTACCAGTAGCTTTGCAACCAGTTTTCTTACCATTGCAACGTGCGTGTTTCATGGTGTGTCCTTTTCTGTTTGGGTTAATAAAAATATCTATTGGAGTTCTCATGATACAAGAAAACCCCGCATACCACAAGGCAGGCGGGGTTTGATTTCAAAGGAGTGTTAAATGAAAGGAATTACATGAGACCCAAATGAAAAATCGTGGCATCGGCTGTCGCCCTTACAGGTGTGCGGTGGGAAGAGTAACACCTCAACAGCCGATGGGAAAATATTACCCGAACTCTGGTAATTTGTCAAGCGTACCAATCAATATCCTCGTCGCGTGTTGGGCGCACATCCTCCTCTCTATCGGAAATTATCCTTAATAATCCTAGGCTTAAATATTGCGCTGCGTCAGCCAAATCGCTGACCCAACCAACGTGAGACTTAGTAGGCGTGTCGTGTGTACCCCCGCTGCCACGGTTCTCATAGATATAGTCAGCCGCCATAGCTTGAATCAAGAACTTACAGTTATCCCTAATCCGCAGACGCGGCTTGCCGTTGTGCCCCAGCGCTGTCATGAACGAGCGCACCGCTTGCAGGCGTGGCTCTAATTTATTCGACCGCGTAGGAGCTGTAATGGGCACACCCAGCCGCCGCAACACATCGAACATAGACAGGTCAAGGTTCTGTCCTTGTACCATCCCAGCAGGGTCGCCCCACGCCTTAGCGCACACCGCGTTCGGGTAGCGCTGTTTCAACGCAGGCAACACCTCAGTCCGATACAGGGTGTCCACGCTCATGTCCTCCCCCATAAACTCATCCAGCACCAACAGACTACCGTCGGGCGCGAGGTAGCCAACGATACAGACAGGCGTACGCCCAAAGTCAAACGACAAATAATATTCCCGCAGCTCGTGCGTATTGACCGACTGAGCAGGGAACGTATGCACGTCGCGGTGGAACTCAGGGAACACCACCTTACCATGTTTCACATCCGCAAAATCCCCCATGACGTAGCTCTGAATTTTCCCAGGGTCAGGGTCAGCCAGCATCGCATAATAGTAGCCGTAGCCCTGCGCCAAGTTGTGTATGTTCTCCGCCAACGGGTTCGGTGTCCACTCAGCGTTGGGGTCGTGGCTGTTAGGGTAGCCAGGTGGGGGGATAAGCGCAGCGGGCTGTTTAAAGAACTCAACGAACTTGCTCACACCCATCTGCCGCGCAGTCTGCTCAAACTCTCTATCCCGCTCGCCCAAATACCACCGATGCAACCACGAACCTTTAACAGGACCGTTGAACACGCCGATGATTCCCGTGCGCGTAACGCGCCCCTTAGCTCCTGATGGGTAACGCCCCAACCGTCGCACCAAAGCGAACACCACACTCTCAGGCATCATGTTCAACTCATCGCACAAGACCATCGTCGGCTCCGCACCCAACAATTTATTCTGTGCATCCTCGCTGTCTAAGGCAAGGAACTGGATGTCCATGTTAAGCATCGTACCATCTCCGAGCTGCGCTCTAACCTTGCCGAGTGGCTGGCTGCCCTCAGTAACCTGCAACAACGGGCCGAGCATATTCTGCATAGACGGTATGGTGTTGCTTTTGAGCAAAGAGTATGTGTTCCGTACCACCAGCATCCGCGTGTATCGCGTGCTGTCAATAGGCGATGGCTCTTGTAGCATCGCCGTACGCAGTAACTCCATGATTGCCCAAGAAGTTTTCGCCGACCCAGCAGGTCCTAGGGCCAGTCGTACCAACGCATCAGAGTACGAAGCACGTTTAAGGGTGGGGTAGCGGTCTAGGTCGAATCCAATGGTGGGGGTGTTCTGTTGGCTAGTCGTCATGTGAGGTAATCTCCGCTACTGGTGCGCTCTGCGGGGTGTTCTGCTCAGGGGGTGTAGGTGGCGCGACGATAGTCGTTGTAGGCGTGCCGCTGCCGAAGCTGACGTTGAGAACCATACCACTAAACTGCTGTTCCTGTTTCGGTTTCACATCCGCCAACTCGAACACCGTAGACATCGCTTTGAGTCTATCCGAAGCCTTAGACTTACCATCCTGAGCTATCTCAAACAGGCTACGCAGCAGGCTGCTGGACATCAGCCGTGCCCGCGCACGGAGTAGACCATTGTCATCCTGACCTATCTGCGCGGTGTGGTACGCCACCCGCTCTTTGAACGCAGGGTCTTGTTTAAGGGCGGCGTAGTGCTCCGTGGTTAGACCATACGCTTGGGCTATCTCCTCAGGGGTATACAACTGGTCGGAAGTCAAAAGCGCAATATCCCGCGCCAACAATTCCATCTTAGATAGGGTAGCTGGGGGTTGCGTGGGCTGATTGGGTGTCGCGTGCTGCGCGTGGAGGGTAGGGTTAGGCGGCTGATTCATGATTTAATTCCTGTAATATCTGCGTGTACTTTACCATACAGTATGCGCTGAACGGTATTTATAGAGCAACCGAACGTGGCGGCCACTTCTTTCTGCGTAGCCCCTGAACGATACATTTCAACGATAGCGAGCGCGTGCTGTCGCATAGGAGAACGATATTCCATGTTCTGCTTACCTGTACACCAACGCAAGTTGCTCACGTCGTTGTTAGACGGGTCGCCATCTATGTGGTCCACCTGCGGCAGGTTATGCGGGTTCGGTATATGTACCAATGCAACAAGACGATGTATGCTAATGCTCACATACCCCTGTTTAGTCAGCACACGGATGCGACGGTAATTATTCGTGAACACCTGCTCCGCCATCACGCGGCTACGGGTCTTACCACCTTTATGCTGCGTAGATGCGCGTACTACCTTACCGCTTGTATGAACAAAATAATCGGTATCGGCGTATCGCTTCCAACCATCATCGAGTGTAATACACAGCTCGGGTGCTAAGCCTCTGCATAGTTGGGAAACCCTAGTCTGATGGATGCCAAACTTATCTGCAATCTGCTGCTGGGTCATACCATCTTGATACGCCTGTTGAATTTGCTTAATAGGGACGGTGGGGTGCTGCCATTGCAGGTTAGTTAGATGTGTATTGCGTGGGTCGCCGTCTAAGTATTTAACGAAACGCGCTGCGGGTACATTGGGGCGGTAGGTTTGTAAAACGAGATGCGCCACACGAAACTGCTTACGTTTACCATTCTGATACAGCATAACGCATACGGCGGGTGTCGGGGCAAGACGGAAAAATGTATATACTGGGGTCAGGTCAGGCTTAGTGATACCACCTTGTTCAGTAATATAATATTCAAGATTAGGGATTTTCTTTCGCATAGGAGCAGGTTTGTAATATGGCTATTGATGGGCAAACATTTGAAAACCAAACTTTCGGTCCATACTATACTTTTGGAGATGGCAACACATTCAAGAACTGCACATTTAAAGCAACAGTATGGTTCGGTAAGGGTAATGTATTCATAAATTGTAAATGGGTTAGGTGTTGTTATCCTTATTATAGCAATTATCCAAGCGTCGTTCAAGATGGCGGCGTAGTAGATGGAGGCTTTTGGGACTATGTAACATTCAGCCCAAACGTAACACTCAAATCAGGGGGAGAGGGGTCATTCAGTATGGGGCCTGGGACAACGCGCGATGCTGCGCCTAAGAAAAAAGGGAGGGGTGGAGAATGGTTTAGTTCAGGCCAAATCGTTACGGGGGATGATTACTTAGATATGGGGGGCGATACCAGTTTGTGTGGATGTCAAGGCGAGTGGGACAAGGAAGTGTTGGAGAAAGGCTATAAAATCATAGGCGACGACGGCACAGCCGAAGTAACCGTACCAAGTGATACCATTACTTGTGGAGATAAAAAATGAGCGGAACAACCTACCAACAGAAGCTAGTCGTCAAAGCGCATAGACACCGCAGCCAGCGGCCTGATACCACAATCATTATCGGCGGGCGTGAATACACGGAGGAGGAACTGGACGACGTGGACTGGGACAGCTTAAACGAAGTAACCGTAAACCGAACTGACAACAAACAATGTAGATAGTCCTTGCGCCGCAGGGCGTTTATAGATACCATTCACTCCGTCATTCCGCCTTACGGGCGGCACTCGTACCATTGGGGTGGCGGAACGACACTAGCCCACGCAGCAATGC